CGTTTTTGACTATGCCAGCTGGCGGAGTTACAGGCAATAGTGCCATTGTTTAACCTATAGTTTTAGTAACAGATGTTGGTGTAATCAGTAATGCGATTTGATCATCTAAGCTAGACTTTAGACTAGCTACTTCATCATCACCCATACCTGCTGTAACCCAACCAGTAACTGTGTCATTGGTAAGATCTGCAAAAGGTACAAAGCTTGATATATCATCTGCATTAACGCTATGAGTACCATAAACAGAAGCTGAATAGTTATTACCTTCAGCGTCTTGTTGGTCGCTTACTGCGTTTAATCGCCAGTGTACGTTGTAAACAACGTCTGAATGACTGTCGTGTTCTGGGTAAACATCAACTGTTTTACAATTCCATGTATATGTATTTGCCATTATTTATTCTCCTTTATCCTTCTAATGTTTCTATTCTAGTTTTTAAATCGTCTATTATTGTTTGTTGTTCTTGTATAGCTTTTATCATTTTGTAGGCTCTACTATTACTTTACCATTATCATCAGTCCAATCAGTATCTTTCATGTGCTGGTCATGTCTTTCACCAATTACTAACCAAGATACAGTTGCAGTTGATGACTCGTTCTGACAAGATATAGTTAATATATTTCCTGATACGCTACCTTTAACACTATCCCAGTCTGATTCATTTGTTGTAAAGCATTGAACATCTGTATTTAAAGCTACAAAAGTTCCTTCAGTCATACCTGCTACAGTATCAATATTGACTGTTGCAGAACCATCTACTAAATCTACTTTTCCTCTATAAATATTATCTGCTTGAGGTGCTTCTACAAATGAATGTACTAAATGATGTGTATCTTTTTTAGATTCTAATGGGTGGTCAATTTTGAACGAACCTGAACCTTTTGATAAAGCACCAGCTACAGCAACATTTCCTGTATTTTGTACTGTAAATTTATCTGCTCCACTGTAAGTTACTTTTAATGCCATTGCTCCAACACCCCCTGAACCAGCAAATACACTATTAGATGCTGCAATGTATGATGCAGTTACTGTTCCTGAAAGGTGAAGGTCTTTCCATTTATAAGAACTAGAGCCAAGACTGATAGCCCCATTGGTAGCATCTCCTGCGTTATCTGTTGCGTATACTATTCCTGTACCAAAAGACACGCCTGAATGACCTGACTGTGTGCTATGTATTTTTAAGTTATTACCACTAACAACGCCAATACTTCCAACTTCTGAGCCATCTTTTCTAAATTCTAATAATCTTCCATCACTATTAAGCCTATTGAAATAACCTAAAGAAAAAGTTGCATCAGAAGGACTCCTAGCAACCTGCAAAGAACCATCAGGTCGAATCACAACACCATCATCACCATCTGTCCATCCTAAATCAGTATCAGTAGTACCCACCATCAAGTTGCCTGAAGAATCAATACGGAGTCTTTCTGTATTGTTAGTTTTTATTCTTATTGGTGTATTGGAATGATTACTAATACTTGTATCAGTATCATTATAAACTATTGAAAATCCTACATTATTTGTAGTTGTTCCCATAAATAAATCAGGTTGTGTAGAATTAAATATATGCAATCCATCTGCTGAAGGACTACTCGTTCCAATTCCAACATTGCCTGAAGAATCAATGGTCATATTCGCACTTGCAGATGCGTTAGTTCTAAAACTAAATGCGTTATCGCTATGTGAATAACCTATTTGTCCTCTAAATCTATCATCACCACTTGCACCATCTGCAAAATAAATAGTTCCTGAATTAGCAGTTCCTGAATATATAGTCATACCTTCAGTACCACTACCAGTACCTACAACTAAATTGTTAGCACCACCATCCATACTTGATGCAACAGTATTTCCAATAGAAACACTGCCTGAAGAATCAATACGCATGGCTTCTGCTGTATTAGTAACAAACTGCATACTATCATCTGAATTATCATAAATAAGTTGACCAATACTATCGGCATCTTCATCACCAAATTTAATAGCAGAAGAACGATTATTTTTTGAAGTTATAAATAAATTTGCAAAACGATTCACACTTCTAATTCTTACATCAACTGAATCTGTACCATTATTTGCTGTTCTAGCATTTTCAAAAATTGCGGTTTCTGAGTCTATTGTATGAGTAACTTTTAACATAGCATCAGGACTTCCACCAATTCCTACTTGTTCGCTACTATTAATAGTTATAGCTGTAGAAGTAGCATTGTCATCAATACCTGTTGATGTAAAGCTAGTTAATGTTCCAACACTTGTAATATTAGGTTGTGCTGCTGTAGCTAGTGTACCTGTTATAGATGTACTTGCTGATAAAGTTGTGAATGATCCAGCTGCTGCTGTAGTACCACCAATAACAGAGCTGTCTATGACTGCTCCATCTAAGTTCATAGCTACTGAAGTACCAGTAGCACTAAATAGCGCGTCTACATCATCGAGGTCAGTATTTATCTTCGTACCCCAAGTATCTGTGGATGCTCCTACTTCTGGTTTGGTTAAGTTTAAATTCGTTGTAAATGTATCTGCCATAAAATTTTATCCTTTAAGCTGCGTCTTGTTCGCCTAATGTTGTCCATGATGTATCTGGGTTTGCTTGGTCGGTCCATGTTTCATCTGCCACTATCTGATCGGTCCAAGTCTCACCAGGAACAATTATATCTTCCCATTTTAGACCACCAACTGCATTAAATCCACTTGTTTGTGCAATTACAGATGCACCTGTTAATACAATGCCACCTAGTGCATCAAATCCGCTAGTTTCTGCAAATGTTCCTTCACCAACTACAGTAAATCTACCTGTAGCTGTCATACCTGATACTGCTGGACCTATAACCACACCACGGTCTATTTGTGTACCTGTGGCTATTACATTAGAAGTTGCAGTTATAGTTGCAGATCCTAGGTCTATTTGTATACCAACAGCTGTAAATCCAGATGTTCCTGCTATGGTTGCAACACCCCTATCAATTTGAGTACCAGATGCTGTAACGTTAGATACTGCACTAATAACCGCTTGTCCGCGATCTATTTGTCTACCTGTTGCTGTTGCAGAAGATACTGCTGATATGGTTGATGCACCAACAATAACAAATCTACCATCCGCTGTTGCAGATGATGTTTGTGCTATTGTGGATGCGCCAAAATGATATACAGGAGTTCCGTAATTGGACTTTCCGTATGTGTATAAGCCATAGCCTACTGAGGCCATGGTATTAAGCTAATGTTATATCTAAATCGCCAGCGTCAAATCTAAATACATCGCCTGAACTTACAGTTTTAGAAGCTGTTAAGTTTGCATAAGCCATTAGATTACCACTTGATGAAGCATCAAATATACCTACTGCAACTACAGTTCCATAGTCTGCTGTAGCTGTTGGATATTCAACCGCAGCTGTATTGGTTGCTGTGGTGGGGTCTGTACCAGATACTGTAAATGCAGCTGATTGTCTTGCGTAAGCTCCGCCTGATACTTCAGTACCGCCACCTGTGTCTGTGGGTGCTACAGTATATAAAGCAACATATAATGTTCCTGGTGCTGTATAAGCATTACCACCAAATACATGGTCTAATACTTTATCTTCTAAGTAATCACTAAATCCAGCCATATTGTCTCCTAATTATTATTCCAATAATAAATGTTTTTACCAGACTTGCCATAAGTTCTTCTTCTTTGCATTAGAGATCCTTTGCCAAATTCTGCCTTCTCTTGTTCCATTCTCATCTCTTCTAATGCCTTTTCAAATTGTGCTGTAAATAACGGCACTCTTTCATCTTCCATTAGATAGATAGAAGCATGTTTTAAAGCACCATATAAATAAGCATCTGGATATCCTGTGGATATAAAGTTCGTTGTATTAGAACTGCTTAAAGCATCTATAGTGCCATAGTATGTTAATTGTAGCATATAACTTGCGTCAGGGGTAGGTGCTAACTCTAATGAGTTATCTACAATTGCATAATAAATTGGTTGACCAGTAATATTGTTATTAGCTTTTCTATATACATCTAGTGATTCTAAAGACTGTTGAAACAATGGTCTAAAGTCATTTGATGTTATTTCTACATTAATAGCTTCTAACCAATCAGTTGGCAAGCTCATGTATTGAGCGTCTGCTGTAGCAGTTGCACGCTTTACCATGTCTTTATTTCTTAATCTTCTGTTAAATTCTGATTCTGTTGCATCTATAAAAAAGTCTAACTGATCTGTTAAATCTGACCTGTTTAAGAAGTTTGCGATATTAGTTTTTAGTTCATCGTATGTCATACTTTACCTTTCCATGTTCTAAATGGTTTGTTATCTGAATGGTTTAGCCATTTCTTCCACTGCGCAGAATCTTGCGCCCATCCTTCTCGGACTGCTCTTTGATATACTACCATAGGTATTTCTGCCACATGGCGTAAATCTTTACCAGGTGTATATTCAGATAGATTTTTTACATAGTCTAAGGTTGGCTGTATATCCTGCTTTGTGTGATAAACAACCTTATCATCTTCTGTTGCGAATACAGATTTAAAACCTTTCTTATGATCTATTAATGTAGTCTTTGCCATAGACAGATTTTAGCACAAAAAAAAGGGATGCCGAAACATCCCTTTAAGCTAATTAATAAAACTTATGTAGTTGTTAAATCAGCAACGATTCCGTGTGCAGCTTCGTTAGATACTTCTAACCCATACTCACATACAATCATTTTTGTTTCAGCATCGCCTATTGTAGCAATATCAACAGTTTTAAAGTCTCTTAAGTAAGATACTTTAGCAAACTCTGGATCTACCAATAGTAATGATCTTTCTCTTGATCTGTTTGATGGAACGATTTTTAGTTCACCAAAATCAGATGAGTAAACAGATACTGAAGCTTCAACTGTGTTTGCATCAACAAACTGTCTAGCTTGAGTTCTACCTGTGAAACCAGATATTTTTTGCTTGTTTACAGGACCACAGATTGCCATTGAAGGCTCTCCGCCGTTTGTGAAACAATCTTGTAATACTGCTTTAAGCAAAGTTTCAGTTAAAGCTCTTTGAGTTCCGTCTGTTGGAGCTGCACCACCACCAGTAGGTGTAGAACCTGCTGCGTTGCTTACATTAGACTTCATCCAAGATTCAAAACCGCCAGTTACCCTAGCTGTTGTAGCATTACCAGTTGTTTTAGCGCCTTTTTGACAAAGAGCTTCTTCCATATCTCTTTTTAAAGCTTTAGACATAATAGCTAGTTGGTGAGCCATTTCTGATCTCTTACCAGCTGGGTCTGAAGCGTCTTGAGAACCAGTTACAGTTGCATCTCTTGATGAAATCATTGCAACATTACTTGCTCTAACTGTTGCTGTAGCAGCAGATCTTGATAGTTCAAAACCTTCTAACTGACCAGCAGCACTAGGTGTAGGCAATGATTCTGTTTGCCAATCAAACACTACGTTATTAATATTTTTTTTACCAATTGATGACATAAATGGTGTTTGCATTGGAGAGATGTTGTAAATGATATTACTTAGATCTTCTCTGTCAGCTGTTGCCGAATATGTGTCAAAAGCATTAGTTACCTTAGCCATTCTTATACTCCTGTATAAATAAAATTATTTTAAAAATTGTTCAAAAACTTTAGCAGCATCCTGGACTCTTCCAGTTTTTGCTAATGTTTGTTTTGCTTTCTTCGCTGGTGCTGCCGATTTAGGTCGGTTAGTAGTTCCAGGTCTGGCCACTCTTGCTGGTGCTTTTTGTGTTGGTTTTTTCTTTGTGGCTTCAACTGTTTTAGAGTTTAACCAAGCATTTCTTAAACCAAGCAAAGCACGATAATCATAAACCTGTTGTATTTCTTCTGGAG